ATTGCTTCTAGAATTGATGCTCATAGCAAACATCGTTGGATGCTACGATCAAGCCTTATATCCGATTAAAAACATCCTTTAAAGCTATAATTAATTTTTCCATCATACCATCATTGTGGAACGGAGTAGGGGCAAAACGTAATCTTTCTGTGCCTTCTGCTACCGTAGGGTAATTTATAGGTTGCACATAAATGTTATGATCTTCAAGTAGAGCATCACTCATAGCTTTACAACGGACAGCATGTCCTACTAGCACAGGTACAATATGGGTACTAGTGTTCATCATTGGAAGGTTATTTTGTTTTAGTAATGTCTTTAGCCTATTTGCACGCTCTTGATGCTTTTCTCTAAGTTCATTATGTTCTTTCAGGTACTTAACTGCACTCAACGCCCCTGCACAGGTAACTGGACTCATTGAAGTAGTAAAAATAAAACCATGACTTACACTACGTATTGCATCAATTACTTCACTATCTGCAGCGATATATCCGCCCTGGACTCCATAAGCTTTACCTAAAGTACCATTTACTATGTCTACACGATGTTGAAGTTTAAGTTCTTCCAATTTACCTGCACCACGCTCGCCATATAAGCCCACAGCGTGTACTTCATCAATATAGGTAACAGCCTCATATTTGTCAGCAAGGTCACATATTTCCTCCATAACACTACAAACCCCATCCATACTATATACGCTTTCAAATACTACACAAGGAGTTTCTCCAGCGTCTCTAATGGTTTTTAATATGCCCTCAAGATTTTCCATGTCATTGTGTTTGAATATGGTTTTTGGAGCTCTACTATGACTTATACCTATAATAAGACTATTATGATTTTTGCTATCACTAACAAAGTGTATATTAGGTATAATTTTACTCAATGCGATAAGACTCCATTCATTAGCCACATAGGCACTTGTGAATAGTAATGCACGATCCTTACGATGTAAAAAGGCTAGTTCTGTTTCCAAAGCAACGTGATATGTACTGGTCCCGCCTATGTTTCTAGTACCACCTGATCCTGAACCAGTTTGATCTAGTGCAGTATGCATTGCGTCTATGACAACTTTGTGCTGACCCATTCCGAGGTAATCGTTAGAGCACCAGTTAACGATGTTCTTGATTGCGTATGGACCGTACCAAATTGCGTTGGGGAAACAACCCTTTTCACGGACTATATTATTGAATACACGATATTTGCCTGAATTTTTTAAGTCGCCAATTAAGCGTCTGAAGTGGATTTTATCTATCATGATAGTATTATTTATAGATAAATATTCAAAATGGAGTTAGTATGGACAAAAAACTAAGTTTATATGATGTAGATAGAAATGCTAGATTTCAAACACTACCAACATCAACCACTAGCAGTCAAAGTGCAGTAATAGATGCTGATAAGATAGTTCTAATTACAAATGAAGCGCATTTTATAGCATTTGGCGCTAATCCTGTAGCCACTACTTCAAGTTTTATTTTACCTGCTGGTTTTCCACTACAGGTTGCTTTTACTAAAGGTGATAAAGTCGCAGCAAGAACTTATAATAGTAATGGAAACTTAACTATACTGGCACAATGACTACTTTTACTTTCTTAGACTTATTAGATGGAGGTGAAATGAAACGTCTATATACCCCTTGTAGCTGTGATCATGAACATCATTGTGGTCAGAACTGTAAAAAATGTGGGTGTACTACTTGTAGCTGTCCAAATTGTCTAGCTCGTAAGGCAGGAACCCATCCTGAACAACAGACTAGCAAAAGGTTTCTATGAAATTTCAAGAACTTAAGGACAAGCCTGTAAAAGATAAGGGCATTAAAAATATTGTTGCTAATTTTATGAAATTTGCTAGTAAATATATGGGACTCACGAACTCTCCTAAACTGAAACTAATAAACAATCCCGAACAGGCTAGCCAACTACGTAGTTTTGGTGGATATAGTGATGGTAGGATTCAAATTAATATTGCCAATAGGCATATAATGGATGTATTGCGTACACTGGCTCATGAGATGGTACATTTTAAACAAGACAGTATGGGAGTTCTTGGTCCTGATAGTGGTACAGATGGTAGCAAACATGAAAATGAAGCCAATGCTAAGGCTGCCGTCATAATGCGTCTCTGGGGCAAGATGAACCCAGACCTATTTAAGCATAGTGTTCTTATAGCTGAATCAACAACTAAGAAAATGATACATGATCTAGCAGATCGCAAAGGCATACCTTGGGATAATGAGCCTAGTTTTTTAAAACTTACCAAACAGCTAACAGGTAAGGAGCATTTGGATGATCTAAATGCTGATCAATTACAAAAAGTATACGATTTTATCAAAAAATCATGAGCTTTTTAGTTGCAAATATACCTCCAATACACTGCTTTATTAAACGCGAGTTTTTGTATGATTTTGAAAAAGGATTGGGAGAATACGAACCTTGTATTTGGATCACAATAAAAAGTATAAGAGGACAAGCATTTAGGATAGAAGCATATTTGCCTAATTATGGAGCCGTATATGATAAATTGCCTTTACATGCATTTGTCAGTAGAAATAAAAATTTGGGTCCACCATTAGGTTTAGATACTCTTGAAATATGGGATAGTTTTAGCTATGATATAACGGTGATACAAAAAAGTTTTTTAAAAAATTTAACCTGTAGGTTTTACGCAAAAGATAGAAACGTTTATAGTGGTTCCTATATGTTTACTGTTGACCAGGCACATGCTGATCCAAATGTGATTGATACTACCTATTCTGAATGGCCAGAGGATCATAAAAGTTTTAATTTTATAGAGTTAGATAATGGACAGTATGCAGCACAACCCAACAATCGTTGTATATTTTTAGATGCTGCTAGTAATCCTAAAGATCTTAAAGTCCCTGACTTTAAAGTTTGTACTAAAATATATAGAGTTGAGACTAATCCAAAGTGGGCATTAGGTGAGTCTAATACTGTGACTTACGAATAATATAGGGGCACAAGGGCCCCTTTTTTTGTGTTATACCTGCTATGCAGTTTTATCTTTTAATGCCCTGATTAACAAACTCTTGCTTATTACAACTCTTAAAAAATATAATATATTTATTTGATTAAGTTAATTTAATTGAGCAAATAGATCATCCATTATCTTAACAACCATTTTTATATCCCTACTGGCATGGAAATGTAAAATTTTAGCTGTATCTATATCTGTTTGATTAAATTCATCTGATACATTACGATCCATATTAACAAATAAAGACCAATTCATAGATTTATCTAATGCCTGTTCTACCTTAAGTCCTTGACTCCAAAGCATATTGTTTAGTATAAGTTGCTCTGTATGGTAACTGCTTTTATTCCAATTCGCAGCTAGATTACGCCCTAATCCCCAAGTATAATCTGTCATCGTACTAGGAAAGTATCTTACTCCTGCGTTGAAGAAATGTTCAACTAAGACCTGGCCATCTATTTTTAAAGACTTTGGGTAAGTATAATTGAACATCATAAACTTATGGTAATGCCAAGGATTAACAGGCTTTATAGCCATGGTATCAGGATCTGTGTATAAAATATTGCAAGACTCACTATGCCACAAGTCGTGTATTAACCAAAAAGTATTTCTAAAAGCTTCATTGATATTATCTACTGTACCACTGTAAAATTTAAATTCAAAGTCAGGTTTCAAAAATTTATTATACGATCGTAAACTCAGTTCATGAGCTTGCATATAATATGCAAATATATCGCCTTCTTCTTTTCTATCTTTAAATAGCCAATTGGTATCATTTACTTTGAATAAAGTTTTTACGAGATAATTTTTCATTTATGAAATTTCACGTCATTGATAAAAAATCACTTGTATAGCTCTTTATACACAAACTCTTTGATATATTTTTCCAGCATAGCTAAATCTGTTATGCTTTTTGTTTTTAGGTAAGATTCTAATTTCGTTTGATAAGGGTAACTTTGAAACATTCCAGCTAGTCTACTGAAGATTTCTAATAGGTATTGTTTTTTCGTCATTATATTTTTTCTCTGTGTAAGTGTGGTATTTATTCTACAGTTCATATTATAATAAACTATTTATATTATTGTCAACCTTACCGCTAAATAAATGGTGAGAGGTATTAATGAAAAAAAGCACAAGAAGTATTTTAGAAGAATTAAACGAAATCAGTTTAATAAGGAATAAAGATCATCTTATAGAAACCAAAGGTGTAAATCTTGTAGGTAGTGCTATTAATCTTCTAAAATTAATAAAAGAAAATTATAATTTAGAAACTGCTATTGAATTAGAGCGTAGATTTATTAATGCAATCCGCAGTGGCGATAGTGATAAATTTAAGCGTGGTATGAATAAAGTACACGAAAGCAGGAAAAATAAATCTTAAACTCCCAAAAAAGCCCTAATAGACAGTAATTTTGTAAAAATCGATAAATAAATTTACTAGACCCGTGGAGTTGACGGGCAAAGGCAAAGAGGAGAAAAATTATGCCAATGATGACAATGGACGTAGGCGGCACGTTAGTATCAGGCCGTCAGACAGGTATAGGTCATGTAGATAACAAATTATATGATCACTTACAAATTCGTGCTTGGAGAATAGAAGTTACAGACGTAGACTTAGATGACCCAGCTTCAGACACACCAGTGAACGGTACTCCAGCAGCATACCGCCACAGCAAACGTGAATTATTAGCACAAGAGTTTGGTACAACAGGAGCTATTATTCAATTCAGTGCTGACACAATGATCTTAATTGGTGACAGCCACGCAATAGATAGTAATGTAATTGCACGTCGTGCAGATCGTTGTATGGGTGGCACAGGTGCGCTAGTAAACTTTGTTGAAGATGGTTACAGCAGTGGTAGCGGAGATGGTGTAGCAGGTACAGTCGCAGCTCCAGTAACCACAGCACTTGTAAAAGTTGGTAGTGTTACAAGTTTATTTGGTTTAGTTAACTGATCTATAAAATTCTCAATCGGGATGGGAAACTAGGGCTCTTAGGAGCCCTTTTTTTGTTTACAAAACTTTTATACGTATAGAACTTTTAATGATTATACTATAAATAATTTGAGTTAATAGGAGGACCGAACATATGCCTACTACAGAAGAACGATTAGGTGTTGTGGAGACTAAAGTTGAACACCTAAATGAAAAAGTAGATGATATAAAGCAAAACATAAAGGATGCTAATACCAATATCAAGGAAAATCACGTTATTCTGATGAAGAAACTTGAAGATATGGATAGAAAATATGAGATAAATCGTGACGCCTATTATGAAAAATTGGAAGAGAATAAACAGGATGAGGAAAAGGCACATAAGGCCATGAATCAAAAAATAGATAATCTTGAACAATTTAAAATGAAATGGATTTATATTGTTACAGGAGCAGCTATTATAATAGGATGGGTCAGTGCGCATGGTGATTCCATTTTTAAACTTTTAAAAACATTTTAATCATTAAATAGTGTATGCGATATAGATTGTATACACTTGCAGATATAACAGCCACCGGACAATATCGTCTTGAAGAAGGTAGAGATCGAGCACGTAGTCAACAACAAAACTTTGACACCATATTAAATACAATTGGTTTACGAGCAAACGTATTTTATGAAGATTTACCCTCTGCCCTAATTGGGATACCAACAAGATATGGAATGAAGGGCAATGAATTAAATAACATTTGGAAATTTGATTGGAGTGTGGAGAGTAAGTACAGATTTTTGTATGAAGAAGATGAGGTTGGTCTCCTAAACAAAGATTTTAGTTTAGTGCCATATATTGCAGATCTAACCGAAACCAGTAAATTTAAAACCAATTTATTCATGCCATCCATCAATATCTATTTTGAAATGCTAAGATAAATATGGAATGCAAGAAGATCTTGTTAGCACCGCAATTATCTTTCATAAAAGACTAAATCCTAAAATATGGCGTAAAGGTAAATTAGACCCTATGGTCAGATATAAATTATTAAAAATAGCAAAAAATTTTATTAATTATATCTCCATTAATAATTTAGGATTAAAAGATATAACTTTGAGTGGTAGTAATGCAGGCTATACTTTTAGTAAGGCAAGTGACTTAGATTTACATTTATTGGTGTCTTTTGATCCTAAACGTAAAAATCTTATGCGTCAATTCTTTGATGCCAAAAAGAATCAATTTAACTTTAATTACAACATAACCATTAAAGGCATTAGTGTAGAACTATATGTACAAGATATAGAACAACCCCATACAAGTGCAGGTATCTATAGTGTCCTAGATAATAAATGGTTACAAATTCCAAATAGTCAAAAAGATACTATTAATAGATTAGAAGTAAAAGACAAGTATAAACATTACGTAGGTAAAATCCGTCTATCTTTGCGGAGTGATAATATTGCAAGTATAAAAAAAGTTTTTGATGACATAAAGAATATGCGAAAACACGGCTTAGAAACTGGAGGGGAACTCAGCGTTGAAAATATAACATTTAAAGTGTTACGTGCAAAAGGTCTTATAGAAAAACTTAGGAATCATATAAGTAAATTAGAGGCTGATAGTATGAGCCTGGAGACGCAAGATGAAAATTTATGAAGTAACTGGCAAGATTAGAGAAAATCCTCAACAATCTAGTATGCAACCAGCCAAAGTTGTTAAACAGACTGGTAATGAGTTAATAGTTGCACCACAGTCAAAAGGACAGCCTACAGGCACAGAGATCACAGTGGATCTAAGTAAAAATCCACAGGCTATACAAAAAGACCCACAAGGTAATATTACAGTTAATCCTAATGCACAACCAGGTCCTACAGGACAACTTAGTCTTAAACCTGGACAGGATATTAATCTAGCAGGTGCTCCAGGTGAAATGTTACCTAACCAAAATCAAGATCAAGTTACTCCAGAAAATATGGATGAAATAGATCATTTAGAACAAGAAATGATGTCTGTACAGGACAGTTATTATCCTACAGGCTACAATGACAAATACAGAGAAAAGGCTATGATGCGTAAAGCTTATAAAAATATTACACAAAGTAAAAGTTATATGGAATCAAATGATATTGTAGCCCTAGCCAAGCGAGTAGCTTTTGTTGAACCTCAAGGTAAAACAAACAATTTTAAAGACTTAAATGATCTTAAGAAATTAGCAGGACTATGAAAGTTAGTGAACTTGTGCGGAGTTTTTCAATATGGACTTCAATTGAAGAGCGTACCTTATTGAAGAAACTTACTCGTCCTACAAGGCTAAGCACACTTCCTGAAAGAGAACAACAAGTCGCAGAAAGTTTAATACGTAAAAGTTTATTAATTAAGATAGGCCATTTAGACCCAAAGGTGGTAGCCAATGAGTATTGATCAAGCAGTAATTAAATTTGAAACTTTGTTACGTGATGTTGATAAAATAATACCTGCTGTCTTAAAAGATGGCAGTATAGGATACCACAATTATATTGTAAGGAAAAATGAATCAGGCTTATGGGATCTTATACAAATAGGTAAAAAAATTAAAAATAATATTGCAAGTTTTTACTTAAAATCTAGTGCTTTAATGGCGGCTCAACAACATAGATGCAATAGAATAATGGAATTAAGTAGGACGAAAGATCTAGATCAAAGATATTGGTATAGTTATACGGATAGTATTAATTTTAAAGAAAGGTATAAAAGAACCAAAGATGAATTCAAGCGTGATGTTTTTTTATGGCGTTATGAACAAGCTAAAGTTAGATCAGAATATTATAAAGAAGAAATAACTGGAGCATTTACTTACCTATTTAGATAAATATTTGATATTTAGGAACTCTGCATGAACATCAAGGACCTTAAAAAACCAATTACGACAAAAACATTAAATGAAAGCCTAGCAAAACATTTTGGCTATAAATTAAATCTTGAAAAATTTACGACTGAGCAATTGATGGACGCACGTAATAAACTCCGTACGGAACAAAGCCAATTTGAATCTACTAATAGTTATGATAGTGTACTAGAAGATCATAAGTATCAAAAGAACAAAATGTTCCTTGATGTTATCAATCAAGAAATTGCAGAGCGTGAAATGGAGAATGAAGAAGAGCCTAAGGCAGATCATAAGAAAAAGAAAAGGAACATTAGAGAATTTTTTAGTGCTTTACGCAGACTACGTAGTTATAAGTTTCCAAAACAATGGGCAGATAATGCACGTCAACGTTTGATATTAGAACGTGATGCAAGTGAAGAAATTATTAATGAACTTATCATTCGTTATGATTTAGATGAAGATAGAGCCAAAAGCGTAATACGAGACTTAAGACTAACAGAAGGCGAAGAAGAAAAGGCAGAGTTGATCATGGCTGCCAAGGATATGACTGACCGTATTACAGGCTGGCTTGAAGACGTAGCTTCAATGAAATCAGAAGCTATGTTAGATTTATTAGACTCTATAAGAGATGAAATGGGTAGTGATATAAGCACGAGTTTTGAACAAACTGTACGTCCTGCTTTGGACGAAATTTATCTTGCATTGGAAAAAAATAGGCAGGCATTATCACAAGCAGTAGGTATATTAACAGGAGTAGTAGCTCCAGGTGGTGCAGATGTTGGGCCACCAGATATGGAAGGGGCCGCTGCTGCTGGCATGGGAGCAGAACTTGGTGGTGAGGAAGGTGCCGCTGGTCGGGCCATGCGGGAGGCTGCTTATAGTCGTAGACTAGCTACTTTACTTGCGTCAAAAAAAAAGTAACTGAAAATCAAGATAAATTGTTTGATCTATTGGTGGCAAAACGTAATGCAGCAGATAGTGCTGACAATCCAGAAGTTATTAATTGGCAGGCGCTGGGAAAACTCACACAAAACGTTCTAGGACAACGCATTGATAGTGCAGACAAATTTGGGCCAAGATTCAACGCCAATCCTGCATTTGATCAAATATGTAGTTATGATCCTAGAGGTGTAAAACTTAAAACACGAGCTAGTGAACAACCTCAACAATCAGGGGGAGATCCCACAAAAGGCAATCTTACAAAAAGTATGGCTAAGAGCGCACTTAACCGAAGACGTTGACTAAATTAATAATAATGTTACAATAAGGTTATTATGTCATTAATCAATCCTAAATATCTTTATAAAAGTTTAAAGCGGGATGAATCAAACGGTAAAAGATTATATGCTTGCCCTGATGGTCACAATGTTCCCAGCGTAACTACCATATTAGATCGTACCAAACCTGAAGAAGCAAAACAAGCACTTAAAGAATGGCGTGATCGTATAGGATATGTACAGGCACAGGCTATTACTACTGAAGCTGCTGCACGTGGTACGAGGATGCATACATACATTGAACGCTATATAAAAGGTGAAGGCCTTAAAGATTCAGTGAGCAATCCATATGCGCAGCAAAGCCTTTTAATGGCTCAAAAAGTAATTAATGAAGGATTTAATAATATAGATGAAATTTGGGGTAACGAAGTGCCAGTATATTATCCTGAACTCTATGCGGGCACCACTGATTGTGTAGGTTTGCATATGGGTGAACAAAGTATATTAGACTTTAAACAGACCAATAAACCAAAAAAAATAGAGTGGATTGATGATTATTATCTGCAGGTTACTGCTTATGCCTTGGCTCATAATGCTGTTTATGGCACAGACATACGTAAAGGTGTCATTATGATGTGCGTTAGACCCCCAGAAATAGCTCCTGGACAGTGGGGCGAACCTGAATATCAAGAGTTTATCTTAGAAAGTAATGATTTTGACCATTGGAGTCATCGTTGGTTTGATAGGCTAGAACAATACTACACCAGCCTATGATAAATACCCTATAAGGGGAAAGTACATGGCCGTAGTGCAAATATCTAAAATTCAAATACGTCGTGATATCAAGGATGCTGAACCAGAAGAAAATCTTCCTATAATACTTTCAGCAGGTGAATTAGCTTGGTGTATTGATACCAATCAATTATACATTGGAACCTATGCTGTCAGTGATCCAGAAAATAGGAGTAACGTGGAAATTCTAACGAAAGAAAGTAATATTTTTAGTATAGGTAGCTATAAATATGGGCCAGTTAATACATTAGATAATAGTAATTACACTAGAACTATTCAACAGCGTTTAGATGATAGAGTAAATGCTAAATCCTTTAATGTTAGAGGAGATGGAATAGATAACGACTCTGACGATATTAATAGAGCTATTAGACGTTTATATAAAGAAACGTTACAGGATGGTGGATTTGTAGATAGACGAGCAGTATTAGAATTCAGTCCTGGAGTTTATAAACTTGAAGATCCAATTTACATTTATAGTTATACAAAAATAGTTGGTGCGGGTCCAGGTAGAACTATATTCAAATATTTAGGATCTGGTAGTGCGTTTATTTTTGTTGATGATAATAATAATATTAGTCAAGTTGATTTTTTAAATCAATGTAAAAATGTAAGTTTAAATGATTTTACATTACAAATTGAGAATAGCAATACTACAGGTTTTGACATGTATTGCGTTAGACACAGTGAATTTGTTAATATAGATATAAAGAGCACATGGGATAGGGATATAAATCCTATCATGCGGAATGACAGTGTAGGCATTTTAATGAAAGTCAAAACAGAATTAATTACATGTAAAAATAATAGTTTTAATAATGTTAATATAGAAAAATTCAAATATGGTATAAGCAGCAGAGGAGATATAGTCAATAACATTATTAGAAATAGTAGATTTAAAGGAAATGAAATTGCTGTAAACTTAGGTTATTATAATGTAAACCCAAACGTTATTGCTATTGAAGGTGAAAAGTACGGTCCAAGAAATAATATTATATCAACCTGTACCTTTAATGATATACAAAAACATGCTATTAAAGTATGGCAAGGAACAGGTAATGTTAGCAGTAAAAACAGTTTTAGATCTGTAGGTAATAATTTTGGTGGCAATATTGAAGCAGCATTTGGACAAATAGAATTTGATGAATCAAATAATTTGAGTGTAGATGATCACAGTGATAGGCATGAGGATTTAGGCTTTTTAGGAGTTGATGCGTTAAACATAATACCATATGTTAGTGAAGTTACAGGTTATGGCAGTTACGAAAATAACTTTACTTATAAATTAAATATGGTATATTCTATAAATGATCAGGAACTTTTTAGATTTCCAGTTCCTAAAAGTAGTACACCGCTTGTAGGGCCCACAGTTTGCAATATTGAAATTGAATATCTTTATCGGAGTCTAGCTAATGATATTGAATATAAAAGATTAAGAAAAGGCAAGCTAACTTTATTAGTTGATACTAGGAATTATGCTAGTTCGTTAGCCCCGCTAGAATTTATAGATGAATACGACTATTTAGGACATCCCTTGACCTCAAATGTTCCTGCTCCTCTAGGTGATATAACTGATGAAGACCTATTCTTTGAATTCAAAGCAGTGCTGCATCAACAAAATAATCAATGGCAAGTGAAAGTATCATATAAGTACAATATCTCAGAATCAAGACTTAATTTTCTTCCAAATCTAGAGTTAGGATCGATAACATATACCTATAGAATATTAAGTTAAGGTATTGTTTTCACCACAAAAAAACAGCATAATATAATATGAATAAAATCACAGTGGTAAAAAGAAATGGGGAGAGAGAGCTTTTAGACTTATCAAAGTGGCAAGCCCAAGTTAGTAGAATATGTAATGGTGTTGCAGATGTTAGCCAAAGTATGATAGAAATTAGAAGTAATCCGCATTTTTATGATGGTATAAGAACAAGAGAAATTGATGAAATCACACTACGTGCGATTGTAGATTTAATTGATGTAGAATCAAATCCAGATATTGGACATACAAATTATCAATATGTGGCTGGCCGACAGCGGTATCATATGCTGCGTAAAGACGTATATGGCAGCATGGAAATACCCCATATCTATGAAATAGTTAAACGGAATGTAGCCACTGGGTTATATACCAAGGAACTATTAGAATGGTATTCTGAAGCTGATTGGAATAAAATGAATGATTTTATTGATCATGAAAAAGACTTCCAATATAGCTATGCTGCTATTGAGCAATTTATTGAAAAGTATCTAATCAAAAATCGTAGTACCAAAGAAACATACGAAACTCCTCAGGTGCGTTATATGGTGGCTGCTGCCACTATATTTCATAAGGAAGAGCCTAATGTAGCTCGTATGCGTTATATAAAGGAATATTATAATGCAGCTAGTGATGGGTTATTCACTCTTGCCACTCCTGTGCTCGCTGGGCTTGGCACTCCTACAAAACAATTTAGTAGCTGTGTGCTTATCCGTAGCGATGATGATCTTGATAGTATTTTTGCCAGCGGAGAGATGATGGCTAAATATGCCAGTAAACGTGCTGGGATAGGTTTAGAAATAGGACGCCTCAGACCATTAGGTAGTCCTATTCGTGGTGGCGAAATCATGCATACAGGCATGCTACCATTCCTTAAAAAGTGGTTTGGTGATTTAAGGAGTTGCAGTCAAGGTGGAATACGCAATGCTAGTGCCACTGTGTTTTATCCTATTTGGCATTATCAGTTTGATGATCTTATTGTTCTCAAAAACAATCAAGGAACCGACGAAACCAGGATTCGACATATGGATTATGGGGTTATCCTTTCGGCTTTATTCTGGAGAAGATTCAGAGAACAAAAAAACATAACCTTCTTTGATCCTAACCAGGTGCCAGATCTCTATGAAGCATTTTATAGAGATACTCAGTTATTCGAAGAATTATATATCAAATATGAGAATACACCAGGTCTTCGTAAAAAGACCATGAGTGCCGAGGAAGTATTTAAGGGAGGTATACTTAAGGAAAGAACTGATACAGGACGTATATACCTTGTGTTCATTGATAACGTATTGAATCAAGGCCCATTTGATTCCTTACATCATCCCATATATCAAAGTAATTTATGCTGTGAAATTCTGCTGCCCACACTCCCATTTAAAAGTCTTAATGACCCCAAAGGTAGAATAGCTTTATGCACCTTGGGATCAATTAACTGGGGCAGTTTCCGTAATCCTGAAGACATGCGTCGTGCCTGCCGCATTTTGCAGCGCAGCCTATGTAACATACTTGATTATCAAGACTTTTTAAGTATACAAAGTAAATTAAGTAATGATGAAATACAGCCATTAGGCATTGGGGTCACAAACTTGGCCTACTGGCACGCTAAACGTAGCCTAAAGTACGGTGATAAGGATGCTCTTGCAGAAGTAAAAAGTTGGATGGAACACCAAGCATTCTATCTAACTGAAGCTACAGTTGAACTAGCCAAAGAGCGTGGTGCCTGTAAGGACAGTCATTTAACATATTATGGTAGAGGGATATTTCCTTGGGAACGTAGAGCCAAAGGAGTAAATGAACTAACAAACTTTACTCCAGAACTTGATTGGGAACCATTGCGTGAACAAATGAAACAGCACGGTGTGCGCAATGCTACACTAATGGCCATTGCTCCTGTTGAATCCAGTAGCGTGGTAATTAATAGTACTAATGGTATTGAACTACCAATGAGTCTTATAAGTACAAAAGAAAGTAAAGCAGGATCGTTTACACAGGTCGTCCCAGAGTATCATAAACTTAAAAATAAATATCAATTAATGTGGGAACAAACCGATTGTATAGGATACCTTAAAACAGCAGCAGTATTAGCAGCCTATGTGGATCAGAGTATAAGTACAAATACCTTTTATTCGCCTAGGCATTTTCCTGATCGTAAAGTACCTAGTACGTTGATAGCGAAAAACCTTTTGCAAGCACATATCTGGGGCATCAAGACATTTTATTATAGTTTGATTGATAAACAAGGAGCCAAAGCAGATATAAAATATACTAGTGGTTCCAGCAAAGAAAGTAAAATAAATTACACAGAGATAAAAATGGAGGAGGAATGCGATTCCTGTATATTATGAGCAAACAACAATATGATCTACACACAAAGACAGACTATATAAATAGAAAAATGTTTTTGGATCCGGCTGGCCAGGTAGTTATACAAAGATTTGAAGAAGTCAAGTATAATAAAATAGCCGACTATGAAAAAACAGCTAGAGGTTTTTTTTGGGTTCCGGAGGAAATAACCCTATCTAAAGATGCGCAGGATTTTAAAGATGCAAGCGAAGCAGTCAAACATATTTTTACCAGTAACCTATTAAGACAAACAGCCTTGGATAGCCTACAAGGACGGGCCCCTAGTCAAATATTCACCCCAGTAGTAAGTTTGCCAGAATTAGAAGCATTGGTTTATAATTGGACCTTTTTTGAAACTAACATTCATAGTCGCAGTTACAGTCATATTATTCGTAATATCTACAATGTGCCTAAAGATGTGTTTAATACTATTCATGATACAAAAGAGATTGTGGATATGGCTTCAGGCATTGGCAGATATTATGAACAGTTACACATGATTAACTGTGAAAAAGAACTTGAGGGTTCGGTTAAAGAGCAAGCACACATTAAAGCAATTTGGCTAGCACTGAACGCCAGTTACGCACTAGAAGCCATACGTTTTATGGTAAGTTTTGCCACAAGTCTAGCCATGGTAGAAAATAAAATCTTTATTGGTAATGGTAATATTATCAGTCTTATTCTACAGGACGAATTATTACACAAGGGATGGACAGGTTGGCTGATAAATCAGGTAGTCAAAGAAGACGGCAGATTCGCTCAGGCTAAAATAGAATGTGAACAAGAAGTTTACGCCATGTATATGGATGTAATCCGTGAAGAAAAAGCCTGGGCCGACTATTTGTTTAAATGTGGTCCTGTAATTGGACTTAATGCAAATATTCTAAAAGACTTTGTTGACTATACCGCAACATCATCATTAAAAGAAATAGGGATAAAGTATTATACTAATATTAAGACTAACCCTATTCCATGGTTTAACAAACACAGCGATACCAGTAAGAAACAAACAGCCTTACAAGAAAACGAATCAACTAATTATGTTATTGGTGTTATGAGCGATACTATAAATTATGATGAACTTCCACAAATTTAGAAAGGAAAACACATGAAAGCCGTTTTATGGAGTAAGTATCATTGTCCCTATTGTGACCAAGCCAAAAGACTTTTACAGAGGGAAGGTATAGACTTTGAGGAACGTAAAATAGGTGATGGATGGACTAAAGAAGAATTACTTGAAGTAGTTCCTACTGCTAGAACAGTTCCACAAATATGGATAAATGATGAATATATTGGTGGGTATCAAGAATTAGCTTTATATTTCCAAACAAGAGATTACCATGCTATTTGAAAAAAAGTTTACACAAAATGAAGTCATAAGCCTAAAGGTTAGTAGTGGAGAAGAAATATTAGGTCGATATGTTCGTGAAGATGATAGATATTTTTATCTAAGCAAACCTAATGTGCTAATGATGAACCCACAGGGTATGGGGATGGTTCCATACATGTTCACTGTAAATCCAGATGAAGACTATGCTATAACAAAAGCTAGTATCATTACTATATCACGCACAAGTAGCGATGTAGCCAAACAATATCTTAGTAAAACCTCAGGGATAGCTCTAGGATAGAGCATTTTTATATCAAACTGTTCTAAATAAATAGTGTATTAAGCGATTTGGAGCTTGTCTTCAAATGTATCGCTGGAGAACAGAATGACCAGAAGGATTCAACTAAGACGAGACATTCAAGCTAATTGGGAAGAAATAAATCCTATATTAGCACAAGGCGAATTAGGTATAGATCTATCAAATAAAAATTTTAAAATTGGTAACGGTGTAGGACGTTGGGCAGAATTAGATTATGCTCTTTTGCAAGGTAGATTAAGCAGAATAAATTCTAATACTTATATAGAAACTGGTGCACAAGCAAATGATGGAGACAAAATATATTTTGTAAACAATGGCCAAACCACTACTGAGATATCCGCAGAAGAATATACCATTGTTATACAAGCATTGTTTACTGCAGATATACCAAGTACTAATCCTTATAATGGAACTATAGTTGTGCAAGGTGGGATGGGTGTAAGCGGTGATTTAAACATTGGCGGGCAAATAAATGCAGAAGAAATATTTGGTAACAGAATAACTATTATCGATAAAATATTTGGCAATGTAGAAGGTACAGTATATGGCAATCTCATAGGTGATGTTTTTAATAGCACAGGATCTAGAATATTAGATACTGGTGGTTCAGGAGTTCCTGCACTATATATAGGAAATATTAATGGCAATATTAATAGTCCTGGTGGTAGTTTCTTTTCAAACCTTACTACCAATAGTGGATTTATTGATGGAACTATTATTGGATCTAATACACCAACTACTATAAAAGG